GAAGTCGAAGGCTTCGGATCTAAGATGGGCGGCTTCGCTAAGAAGGCGGGAGCTGCGTTCGCCGTAGCTGGAGCGGCTGCGGCTGCTTACGCTGGCGTTCTACTCGTCGACGGCGTTAAGTCTGCAATCGAAGACGAAGCAGCTCAGGCTAAACTGGCCACGACTTTAGAAAACGTTACAGGCGCGACGAAAGACCAGATCGCAGCTGTAGAAGATTACATAACTCAGACGGCACTCGCTAACGGAATCACGGACGACGTTTTGAGGCCGTCGCTTGATCGACTAATTCGCTCCACTAAGGACGTTACTAAGGCGCAAGAACTTCAGACGCTAGCTCTGGACATCGCAGCGGGAACAGGTAAAGATCTAAAGACAGTCTCCGAAGCTCTTGGTAAAGCTTATGACGGCAATCTCGGCGCATTAAAGAAGCTGGGAGTCGGTATCGATGAAAGCATCATTAAGTCTAAGAACTTCGACGCGGCAGCAGCGGCACTATCTAAAACTTTCGAGGGCCAAGCTTCTAAGCAAGCTGAGACCTTTCAGGGAAAGATGGCGCGTCTTACTGTTGCATTTGATGAAGCTAAAGAGACCGTAGGTTCTTACGTTCTTGATGCGATCACTCCGCTTCTTTCGACATTCGTCGATAAAGGAATCCCAGCTATTTCAGGGTTCGCCGATTCTCTAGGTAAAACACTCGGGCCAGCATTCGGCCAGATCTTTACAGTCATTCGCGATGACGTGCTACCGATCTTAAAAACTTGGTGGGAGTTCTTGTATAAGGAGATAATCCCGCAGATTCTTAAAATCGTCGGGCCGATTCTCGAAGGACTTAAGATCGCATTCGACAAGATCAAAAAGGCGATTTCGGATAACTCAACAGAACTAGAGCCATTCTACGGATTCTTAGAAAAGATCTGGGACTTTACTAAAAAGTATTTAGTCCCGCTTCTCGCTGGAGCATTTAAGACAGCACTCGAAGGACTTGGAACTCTGGTCGCTGGACTCGTTACAGCATTCTCCAAGTTCGTCGGCCTGTTAACTTCTATCTATAACGGCGCGAAGAAGGTTATCGATCTCATTAAAGATAATCCAGTAACTAGATTATTCGGTGCTAGTAATGCTTCTTTCGTCGGTGCTAGCGAAAGCCAAGGATTAGTCTTCGGCGGTGAAGATGGTTCGGGTGGAATCATTAGCGGCGGATTCGGCGGCGGCGGCGGTACGTTCGCGCCTAATGCTGGATCGCCTACGTTTACAGGCGCGCCGCTGTCTGCTTATTCTCCAGCCATGCAAGCGGCGATCTTACGACGCGAAGAGTTAAAGGCCGAAACAGCTAGACTCCGAGCAGAACGCGAAGATAACGCAGCTACTCGAATCACGTTAAACATGGGCATAGTCGGAGATCCAGAATCGGCCGCTCGTACGCTCATCGATGTAGTTAATAAATCCCAAGCGCGCGGAACTCTTGGCGCGGGAGCGTTCCAAATCGCATGAGCCTATGGACTCCAGTCTGGAGCGTTCTTATCGATGGAGTCGAGTATAAGAACATAACTCTGGCGAATCTTACAATTGAATCTGGCCGTCGCGACATCTATCAGCAAGCGGTAGCGGGCTACTGTAGTTTATCGATTCTTAACATCGACGACGATCCGATTACCGTACAGATTAACTCTGGGATTACTATCTTCGTTAATAACTCCGCTGGAACTCCAGTAGCTATCTTCGGCGGAAGCGTCAGCGACATTCTTACGACGGTGGAAAGATCGGGAACTGGCGGACTTGTCCAGACGACTACTGTTACAGCTCTTGGCGCGCTTTCACGTCTTCCGAAAGTTCTTACTACTGGCGTCTTATCTAAAGCTTTCGATGGAGATCAGATCTTCGACGTACTTGATGGCATTCTTTACGGAGCTTGGAATGAAGTTCCCGCAGCTCTTCACTGGGCAGATTACAATCCGACGACGACGTGGGCTAACGCACAAAATAGCGGAGTCGGTGAGATCGACCGTCCCGGGAATTACGAACTCCATAACAGATCTTCTTCTGTGACAGATGCTTATTCTCTCGTCGCAGCTTTAGCCACTTCTGGACTTGGTTACATTTACGAAGACGGCGAAGGCCGAATCGGGTACGCGGATTCGACTAGGCGCGGCCAGTATCTATCGGCGAATGGTTACGTCGATCTTTCTGCCCTAGATGCTTATTCGAGTGGATTACAGATTTCGACTAGAGCGGGCGACGTTCGTAACGAAGTGACGATAACTTATAAAGATGGCGCGCAACGATCAGCCACAGATTCCGCTTCTGTTGCTATCTATGGAGCTTTAGCCCAGAACATTCTTACTTCGCTGGAAAAGGCCGCAGATGCAACTAGCCAAGCTAATTTCTATCTCGCTCTTCGCGCTTACCCAAGAGCTAACTTTGAGTCGATTCGTTATCCGCTCGGTAGCCCTAACGTCAGCGATTCAGACCGTAATTCGCTTATCGGCGTCTTTATGGGAATGCCAGTTAACATTACAGACTTACCCGCGAACATGGGATCGAACTTCCAAGGATTCGTAGAAGGCTGGAGATTCTCGGCTGGCTATAACTCTCTGGCGATCGATCTTTACGTGACGCCGATCGCTTACTCACTCGACGCGTTCCGCTGGAATGATGTCCCCGCTTCCGAAAGATGGAACACTCTTAGCCCTACACTAGACTGGTTAAACGCGACAGTAGTCGCATAAAGGAGAAAACATGGCAACGACTACGCCTAACTTCGGCTGGAGTGTTCCTACTTCGACCGACTTGGTAAAAGATGGCGCGACAGCGATCGAGACCCTTGGCGATTCTATCGATGCGTCTTTAGTAGATCTTAAAGGCGGAACGACTGGACAAGTTCTAGCGAAGAACTCTAATACGGACATGGATTTTACGTGGACAGCTCCGACGACTGGCGACATAACAGGAGTAACGGCTGGGACTGGAATCTCTGGCGGTGGTACATCTGGCGATGTAACAATAACTAACTCTATGGCTACGGCTATCGATGCAAAAGGTGATCTAATCGCGGGAACAGCTGCCGACACTTTTAGCCGATTAGCTGTCGGTACAAATGGCCAAGTCTTAGTCGCCGATAGTGCGGAATCGACTGGCATTAAATGGGCCACTCCAGCAGGAGCTATTACAAATTATTCTTTATTAAATACAGGCGGAACAGCTTTAAGTGGTGGGACAACGACTGTCTCAGGCATTTCAGGTATGCAAAAACTTTATTGTGTTGTCATTAATGCCGATTTATCTGGCTTAGTGGCTACATTACATTTTAGAATAAACGGCGATAGCGGAAATAATTACGTAGAAACACATAACGAGATTTGGCCGCAAGCAACTTATAGAGCCGAAGATTTTGAGGGTTTTGGCGGTTTTAACGATACGACGATTTACGTAGGTGGTACAAGCACAAACGCGTCCTCGGTAGCTGTAGCTGGTCTCTTAATCGATGGCTGTAACTCGTCAGGTCTAAAGCCATACATTAAGAACGGTGGAGCGACAGGTGCTACAGGTATCCAGAACTATTCCATCGTAGGCAGTGGCATTTATAAAGGCAGTTCGACAGTTAGTTCCGTCTCATTCTTAACTTTTGGTCAAACTTTTACGGGCGGAACGTTATACGTGTATGGGAGCACAAACTAATGAAAATGATCGAAAAAATAATCGACATCTCAACGGGTGAAGAAACCATTATCGAAAGAGATGAAACGCCAGAAGAAACAAAATTACGTCTAGATTATGAGAATAAGGTCTCCAGAATCTTAGATTATGAAGAAACGAAAGCAGTCGAAAAAGCTGCTCTTTTAGCCAAGCTTGGCATTACTGAAGACGAAGCGAAGCTACTTCTCTCATGACATACCCAATCGGAACGGCTGCGGCGGTAGTCGAAGTAGCACTTAAAGAAGTAGGCTACATCGAAGAGCCAGAGAACATCACAAAGTTCGGAAAGTTCACTAAAGCCGATGGCTTACCTTGGTGCGGATCTTTCGTTAATTGGTGCTTCCACACAGCGGGTGTAAAGCTTCCATCGATGGTCTCTACAGCTGCGGGAGCGCATAAGCTAAAAGAAGTAAGTCGCTGGGTAGAGTCAGAGCCGAAGATCGGCGATCTTGCATTTATGGACTTTCCGCACGATGGAGTCGATCGTATTAGCCACATCGGAATCGTCGTCGGAGTTAAGGCGAAGACTGTTATCACGATCGAAGGTAATACATCGGGAACAGGCGATCAGCGTAACGGCGGAATGGTTATGGTTAAAGAGCGGGCATTCGGGAGCGGTAAAGAAGTCGTAGGCTTCGGACGACCTAAGTTCGTGGCCTATGCTGGCGATTATCCGATCGTCGAAGTACCTACTCAATCGGCAGCGAAGCCGAAGATCAAGGAGAAGAAAGATGGAAAGCTTAAAAGCGTTACTCGCAAGCTGGGCGCGTAGCTTCGCAGCTGCGTCTCTAGCTGTTTACTTAGCGGGAGTGACAGATCCTAAGGCGATTCTTACAGCTGGCGCGGCCGCTGTTCTGCCTGTCGTTCTGCGCTGGCTTAATCCTAAAGATTCAGCTTTCGGGTTACAGGGGAAGTGACTCGGAGACTACTCGCGGGCGGTCTGGCCTTAATCCTTTCGGCTGGGCTGTCTGCGTGTGGTTATCAGGGCTGGATTCGCTACGAATGCCAAGATTATGAGAACTGGAAAGAATCGCGGTGCAACCCGCCAGAGTGCGTCCCTACTGGAACTTGCACTAAAGACGTCCTTGGAGAAGAAGCTCAACAGACCCACTCGACGCCGTAGCCCAGAAGAAGTCCACGCGCAGCTTATTCTGATCATAGGCTCGACTTTAGCCGCTGTCTTCTTGATCGTAACGATCGGAATTACTTATGCGCTTATCTTCGTTACACAACCGATCGGAGCGCAAGCTCCTAACGATGCGGCCTTTATCGATCTTCTAAAGACTCTCGCGATCTTCTTAACTGGATCACTGGGCGGAGTCCTTGCGGGTAATGGATTAAAGTCCAAGCCGAAAACACCAATCGACACGCCGACAGATAAGCGGGAATCTTGACCTAGACGCGTTCTTGCTTCACTCTTTACATCGGGAGCGCGAACGTCGCTCCCAGTATCGGGAGCTAGTAATGAATGAATTATCGATTATCGTCATGATGCTAATAGCTGGGATCTTATGGGCAGCTATGAGCTA